CAGAAGTAATGAACGCTTTACTATTGCCTATGCTGAATTATCTTAATGCTGATACCGTAATAAAAGTTAGAAGGGCATTATATCTTTTAGGTGAGATTGAGGTTGAGCCACAGGAAAGTGACCACAAGTGCCACACTTGCAAACATTACACAAGTGGAGAGCATGACGGAAGTTGCGGTAGTTATATATGCAAGGAATATTCGAATTGGGAAAGTGAGGTAAACAATGAGTAACAAATATCTTGATATAGCAATGGAAATGATTATAAAACAGGAAGTCAATGCGGTGCTTGACAAGATAAGAGCAGAGATAGAACAGACCGCAGACGAAGAACAGAAATATGATGAAAAATGGGCGATAGGTTTGAGATATGCGGTTAAGATTATCGACAAGTACAAGGCAGAAAGTGAGGAGGATAAGGAATGACACTTACAGAGTTTAAGAGGTTCGCTAATGAAAACAACATAGTTCCTGTTCCTACGGAGATTTACTCACAGATGATAAGCAATAGCGTGAAGTATGCCAAGATGAAAAAGGTATTGCAAGAGATACGGCAGGAGATAGAAGACTTCGAAGAAGAAGTGTATCACGAACCGAATACAGATTACAAGGCATATGCAAGCGTTAGATATTGTCTTGACATCATTGATAAGCACATAAAGGAGATTGAGGGGAGTGATAAGGAATGAAACTTGCAATAAGACATTTTCCAGACAGAAAAAGACCTTGCATTGTGCTTGAAGAAAACAATCAAGCGTTGGTGTTGGGTTATCTGACAGACCAAAAGCGTGAGAAGTGGTTAAGAATGGCACTAATGAGAGAAGATGCTTTTCAGTTAGCCGTACAAGTGAATAGTCTGTATGAATTAAATGAGATTATGGAAAGTGAGGAAACATGACATTTAAGGTTATAGATACCAAGACGGGTAAAGAGCCAACAAGTAAGGTGGTAGATAATATAGCAAAAAAAGGCGGGTTAATGTGGATGGATATAGACCAATTTTTTGTTGGCGAAGATGGATCGCTTATTCTAGTTGATGACTGCGGAAATTGCGCATGGGTAGATGCTAAGAGATTTAAGGTTGTGGCAGAAAGTGAGGAAGCATGATCGTTATAGGCGTACCAACTACCGGAGCGATACCGGTTAGAGTAGTCGGAAGCCTGGACAATGTTTTGCTTAACCGCAAAGACGTACTACCGCACTACATAGAGGGTTCGTTAGTCTATGATGCCAGAGCTAAAATCGTGAACTACGCACTCACTCAGGGAGCAGACCTGTTATTCCTTGATAGTGACATAGTATTTCCGCTGGAAGGGTTCGACAGACTTGTAGCACATAACACGGACATTGTAAGCGGTTTGTACTATGGCAGGCATCCAGGACACACGCAGCCGATAGCATACAAGACGGTGAAGCCGAAAACATTATTCCATGAGCCGGTGTTGGAACACATAGACCATATCGAGCCATACATGGAGGTTGCCGGTGCCGGTTTGGGCTTTTGTCTGATACGCAACAAGGTATTAAAAGCACTGGCCCCGCTAAAGGTCAATCCGTTTGAGCCGTTTGGCGGGCTTGGAGAAGATTTCAGTTTCTTTCTCAGATGCAAACGCAAAGGATTCAAGATAATGCTTGATACCACTTTTGAGCTGGGCCATATCGGAGATCATACATACACCGCTAAAGATTATCAGGAGGGGAGATAATGGAAAAGCTATACAATAACGCAAGAAAACAATCATACGTGACATTCTACAAGAAGGGATATATCAGACTTCCGGCGCGTGTCAGGCGGACCATAGAGGACAAGACCGGAGCAGTAGCAACGGATATCTTTATCGACAAAAACAACAAGCAGCTTATACTTATTCCGTCAAATGATGGTGATTATAGTTTGTGCGTTGACAGATCCGGGATGATGGTATGCGTATATGCCGCCAGAGATTGCGGTATTGAGCTTGGAAAGCATAATTACACGCTTGTTGAAGAAGATAACGGCTTGAAACTAAAAGTCGATTTTAAGGCCATTCAGAGCGTTTAGGGAGGTATCGTATGGAGAGAACAGATGCTGAGCGTATATTCAAAAACTATTATCCCTTTAAGGCTAGACGTGACGGGCTTCTGGAACAGATAGAAGTATTGACCACTAGGGCCACAAAGATAACACCTAACTTCGATCCGGATAAAGTCGGCAGCGTGCCTTTTAGCAACCCGAAACCATCTAAAGTTGAGCGATACGCGATAAAGATAGTCTCCGCAAGAGAACAGATCCGGCAGCTTGAGATCATGATAAATGCCGGTGATGAATTGTTTAATGCGTTAAGGCCATATCAGAGATACCTGGTCAAGTGTATGGTCTGTAATGGCATGAGTCCGGAAGCGTTCGCAAAACAGGCGGAGATCAAACCACTAACCGCAAGAAGAAATCTTGATAAAATATATAAAAAGCTGGAAACTGTATAATAAAAAGCCCTTGACCATAACGATCAGGGGCTTTTACATATCCGCCGGAGAAAAGGATTTTACAAACAAACAAAACAAACAAGCCCGGCGGGATATATCATTTTTTCATCTTCTCTGAAACTGCTTGAAGTATATACGCGTTTAGGCTTAGTCCGGCTGCGTCTGCTGCTGCCTGGATGCTGTCGCGGGATAGTCCGGAAGGATCCGGGCGGTCTTTACGGAGTCTTAATGTGATCTTGTCGTATGCTTTAGACTCAAAACGTGTTGTAGCTTTTATATGTGCTGCTGATTGTGGCATAATTGATCTCCCTTGCTGAAAAGTGTATATATTATAACACGCTATCGTTATCTTGTTAAGCCGGTTTAAGGGTTGCCGGCTCCCTTTATGATTATCTCTCCCAACGTGCCTTCTCAATATCAAGTTCTGCAATGATGCCGGGATGCGCTTTCTTGTATGCTTCAAAGTCATTAAGGGCTTGTTTGCGCTCTGTTCCTGGGTATTTGGTGCTTTCGTCTATCCGGTCCGTGTAGCTCGTTCCTTTGTCCTTGTCGGGTTGATCTACATAACGCGTGATCTGCTCTAAGTAGTAATAAACCTTGTTATCTGAGTAATAACCCTTGTATCTCCTTAAGCGTATAACCGGAATCGTTGCGGCCGTTTCGATCTCTGCGTATCTTTCCGCCAGGGCAACGCGGTAATCCTTTAGGATCTGCAAGCCTTCCTCGATCCGCTCGATTGCTTCCGCGGTCCATTTATCCCGGCGGATGATGTCGGCTGCTTCAAACATATCAGCGATATCGTAAATATGAGTAGTTAGCCGCAGCTCGTAGCAACTGTTATATGTTCCATAACGCGCCTGATTGAATAGTTCCTTAAAATCTGTCATTGTCTTGATCTCCTTTGCGTGTTTGTTATTGTTCCTTTTCGGAATATCCGCCGCCGGTATTGGGCCGGTGATGATTCGCTCCGGCGGATTGTATGTTATGCTGTAAAGGGTATCTCTTCGATATCTTCCCAGCTCATGCCGTATTCATCATGCAAACGCTTTTCCCTGATGCTTATTTCCTCGCATATTTGGAGTTGTTCCGGCACTGTGTAGCGCTTTTCAAACTTGAATAACATATCATGGAATATCCGGATCTTTTTAATAATTGCTTCTTTGATCATGTTGTCAATGTCTGCTTCGCTGTTGAAAATTACTCCGTCAATGTAATAACCCTTATATTTTTTCATTTTGTCCTACTTTCTCCGGCAGTTTAGCCGCTGCCGGTCGGCTGTGCATGGTTTAGATTGTTCCTGTCGCGTAAAATAATTGGTGTGCTGCGTTTTCATATCTCCGGATCTGCATTTCAAGTCTTAATATCTCGGCTCTTGCTTCGCCTAATTCCTTACGGATCCTGTCGGCTTCTTCTACCTTTTCTCTGTATGATGCTCTTGTTATTATCAGATCGGCTTTATAATCTGCGGCGCGGTCCAGAAGTTCCGCTGTGATCTCGTTGGGCTCCTGGTACAGCTTGTAGGCGTCCTCTTTTTCCATGCTGTTATCGTTGTTATAAATTGCTTCGATCCTCTTATATTCTGAGTAGGTGTAAGGGTTGTCGGGCTGCTGTGTTCCAGCTAAAAATTCTCCGTATAACATTTTTTTGATCTCCTTTTCTTTAATTGCTTGTTGTTTGTTCGTCCCTTCCGGGAATCCCCGCGGCCGGTGGTGATCCGGCTGTCCGTCCGCCGCGCGGGGCTTATGTTCTATTAGATGACTGCGGGAAGCTGCTTTACTGCTGCGCTTGTCTGGCTGATCTTAAAAAAGTGTGCCTGCTTCATGTAGTAGTAGCCGCTTTTTACAAGCCCCTGTTCTTCCTCGTCCTTAAGTTCTCCCTTTTTGCCGTTGGTGTAGTTCCAGATGGTGAACTTTGCGATTGCCTTTTCTCCTTTATTTACGAAGTAGCCAAGTGCTTTCCATTCTGCGAAGGTGTGAATCGGTTCCGGCTCGTCGATGATCTCGCTGATCTGCTCGCCTTCCTTTTCATACTGGATCTTGATTTTTCTTCCGGTCGTTCCGATGATGCCTTCCTTCATGAGGTCGATTGATTCGTTGAAGATGATCTGTGCGTTTGTCATGTCTTTTCTCCTTTTCTCTCGCCGGTGTTCGGCGGCTCTTGTTTGTTTGTGATCTTAGAATAACACGACGGCGTGTTATCGTCAACCCCTTTTTTCAAAAAAATTTTCCGAAAGTCCGCAAAACCGCATAAACACTGGAAAAAATCGCATAAAAAATTTTTGTCGGGCTGTTTTCCTGGGCTGTTTTTCCGATATATGAGACGATAGCAGCGGCACCAGATCGGGCCGGCGGCGGAAGTGATAGCGAGTTCATATAGAAGAACGAGCCAGGGTGACAGCAGCGGACCGGAACCGGCAGCAGCTACACGCGTTTATTAAGCAAGTATGTATATCTAATAGAAAAATGTATCGTACAATGTGAGATATACTTTATCTATCTATAATAGTGAGTAGGTATTTACCCACAATATATTGAAGAATATAGAAAAATAGGGCTTTACAGCTACAAGATATTGTAGTATTATGGTAAAGTAGATATAAGTATGATTATTTATTAGGGCTTGATATATTGTCAGGTCCTCTTTTTGTGGGAAAATATGAGCTTATCAGATGATCTTAACGAACTGAATACAGATGATTTTCCGGTGATAGATAATACTGGCTGTTGTTATGATCCGGTTAGAGATATCAAAATATATTCTTGTGTTTTGTCCGAAGAAGATCAAACCATATCAGGATATACTGATGACGGAAGAAGAGCTAAATATATACCAGATAAACATAAGTGGTTCTATGGGAATGAAATATCCAAGCTCAATCTAATTACTTTCGATAAGCTATCAGAAGAAGAACATAAAAAAATATCTTCTATCGGTGGTACTCATACTCAAGATAATATCAGGATCAAGCGTACTCTAAATGATATAGCTAAGAATATGCTAGAGGTAGAACTAACCGAGACTAGTATACAAGAGATATTAGGAGATAGTATACAGTTAATAGGTGATGATAAATCTAGTGGGGCCGTGATGATTGCTAAGATGATCCAGCAGGCCTGCGCCGGTAATCATAAAGCCGCTGAGTTTGTAAGAGATACAGCCGGATATAAGCCTAAAGATCAGGTAGACATATCAGCGGATATTATCACAGATGAGGATAGAAGTTTAATGGATAAACTGCAAAAGAGATTGATCGGTTAAACTATCCGCAAAATACTGATTTATCGGATAGTTCCTTGTATGGCTGGATAGGAAAGACCACAAGATGTAGTGGATCGGGATAGATCAAGAGGGTGTGAGAGTATAACAGACCTATAAGACACAATATATAGTGGTGGTATTCTTTATTTTTTTCTCTTGTTTTTGTAGAAGTGTACCCCCTACCCTACCCCATACCCCTCCCCACCCCCAGGATCAAAATCGGCTGGTCCCCCGGGAAGGAACCCTATAGCCCCTCAGAAAATTTTATATCCAAAATGGTTTAAGGTAACACCCACTATTTTATCCTTACAGAACATTCCTTAAGTGGAAGATGAAAACACTTTGCATGGTTTAGGCTGCTCCAACAGCTTAAACTTAACTCATACTACTCAATGGTTTTATTGTTTTTTCCATTGAGGGACCTCCTTTCTGCAAACACAGGCTATTGGATAGGCGTTATGTTCTCCCCGGCATAGCGCCTTTTCTGATGGTCAAAAGAGGTAAAGATTATGGCTACAAAACCAATAAATTATGGACCTAACATTCATGGTGAAGGACTGAATGGCGGCCCTGGGAACATCACACAGCAGCAAGTAGCTCCGCCGATGTACTGGAACGGAGAGACGCCAGTATTGCAAGGGCCAGCCGTTCTAACAGCGGGGCAGTTAAAAGATATTGTTAACGAAATGAGCGACGATCAAATGTGGATGGATATGGTTTATAACGAAGAACATCCAGAAGCCCCACGTTCAGATATTCAGGTAGGAATGTTCCCTAACAGACCTGATAGAGCGTATGGATCGGACTATGTATGGGACACGGAAGCTGGCGATTTCCTATACAATCATCCGGAATACAAGGGAGTACAAGATTATTTTGCTGACCACGGAGCATTAGACTGGCTTAGTGAGAGGCCCCTCTCTGATGCAGATAAGGATGCTATTGCAAGAACAATGAACTTACTGCAAGGCATTAACGACTATAACAGAAGGCAGAATCTTGAAGCGACAAAGAATGAAATAATGCAGCGTAACCTTTACGGAGATACGCTTGTTGATTTATTGCAGAACACTCCCGAAGGGCAGTCAATACTTGGCAAGGCGCAGAAACCTAAGCCTATGGCAAGAGAAAGACATATAAGCGGGCCTGCGCAGTGGTGAAATGGCAGATCTACAATTCTTACGAGAAAAGGAAATTGAATACTGTCGAACAAACATCGAGTATTTCATAGATGAATACGGGCATATTGAGGATAAGGATGCAGAGGACCTGATACAGCCGTTCAAAATGTGGGATGCACAGCGCGAGGCTTTACGGAGCCTTATGTCTCACAGATGGAATGTTATCTTGAAAGCCAGACAGTTAGGTTTCTCATGGCTGGTGCTTCACGTAGCTGCACACACTTTGATAAGCCCCGGCAAGACAGTAATCGGTCTTTCCAGAACGGAAGAAGAAGCAAAAGAGCTTGTGCGTAGGTTAAAGGTGATATTTACCTATATGCCTGAGCTGATAGCGGATAAAGACTACTTACCGCTTAATTGGAAGGGTGCAATCTTTGAAAGCACTGCACTCACCTTAAAGATAAAGTTTCCTAACGGACAAGAAAGCAAGTTTCAAGCATTCCCATCTTCACCGGGCGTAGGTCGTTCATTCACTGCTAACCTTATCATCTTTGATGAATGGGCTTTCCAGCAGTTCGCAAGAGAGATATGGCAGGGTGGTTTCCCTACGATCAACAGACCGCAAGGCGGTAAAGTTATCGGACTCAGTACGATTGAGAGAGGTTCGCTCTTTGAAGAACTGTTTACCGATCCCGATAACGGTTTTAATAAGATATTCATTCCGTGGAACGCAGATCCGCGGAGGGATAAGGAGTGGTATGAGCGTACAAAACGTGCTTTAGGTGATCTAATCACAGCAGAGTACCCCGCCACTATTGAGGAAGCGCTTACCGTACCAGGTGGCGCTTATTTTCCGGAAGTGAGACGTGATACCCATGAGGTTTACGAACCGCTTGAAGGAAAACTAAGACGTTATGTGTCTATTGACTACGGACTTGATATGTTGTCGGTACACTGGATAGCCATTGACCTTAAGGGATATGCGCAGGTCTACCGAGAATATGACAGCCCGGATATGACAATAGCGCAGGCAGCGGAAGCAATAACACGCATTAGTTCTGATGAATACATAGAAAGCTACCTTGCCCCGCCTGATTTATGGAACAGAAGGCAGGAAACCGGCAAATCAGTAGCACATATCTTTTCAGAACACGGAATTGTCCTTACAAAGACAAGTAATGACCTTTTCAATGGCTGTATGGCCATGAAAGAGTGGCTAAGAGTTCCGGAAGACGGAAGCAAGCCAGCACTTACTTTTCTTAAGGACACTTGCCCTAACCTTATTCGTTGTTTGCAGAAAATACAAAAAGACAAAAACAAACCGAAGGTCTACGCAAAGCAACCGCATGACTTAACGCATGATGTCGATAGTTTAAGGGCATGGGCAATTTGGTGGACAAGAGCGCCGCTTGCAGATAAGAACAAAGCGAAGACAAAGCGGTGGAGCATTGATCTGATAGAAGACTACAAACACGCTACACCTGAGATAAAGGAACTGATGATAGCTCAATTAGGAGAGCCGAGGCTATGAACTGGCTAAGAAGGACAATGGAGAAGATCAAGAATCCCGAAGAAAACAAGGAATTAAAGAGATGGAAAAGCAAATACGAAGACGCAAAGTCTAAGTATGATGATGTTTTAAGGGATATGAGCATAAATGAGGACTACTATGATGGTTCAAAGTCTGTATATGGTCCCGACAAGCGGTCTACTGCCCCTGAGCAGGCCATAAATGTCCGCAATATCGTCTATGAGCTTATCGAATCTCAGGTTGATACGTCTGTTCCCATGCCGAAAGTGACCGCTGTTCACGAAGAAGACGAGGAACTGGCTAACAGAATAGAGAAATTCCTTGAAAACGAGGTTAGAACGCTCGGGTTTAAGCCCATGAACGACCTTCAAGAGCGTACCGTACCGGTTCAGGGTGGTGATTTTTTCCTTGTCGAGTGGGATAGCACCAAAGGATATCACTGTACTATCGGTGATATAGCGGTTTCTACCGTTCATCCGAGGAATGTTATACCTCAGCCGGGCGTTGTTGACGTAGACAAGATGGACTATATCTTCACAAGAACGTCACAGACTAAGGAATACGTCAAATTGCGGTTCGGAAAAGACGTTTCAATGGAAGATGAGACGGATGCGGAGATAAGAGACGGATCAACTTCTGATGATCTTGTCACTGTTATCACTGCATATTACAAGAACAAGGATGGCGGGATAGGAATATATCGCTGGTGTGGTGATGTAACACTTGAGGATATGGAAGACTATCAAGCCAGACAGATAGAAGTATGTGAGAAGTGCGGAAAGCCCCGTATGGGCCGTGAGGAACAGTGTGAGTGCGGTTCAAAGAAGTGGAAGAAGAAAATAGACTCTACTGAGAAGATAAAAATATCCCGCACACAGATAGTGATTGATCCCATTACAGGACAGAATATAGAGACGCAGGAAGAAAAAGAGGTTGATATGGAGTATTACAAGCCCTCCGGATATCCTCTTATCTTGCGGAAGAATATCTCAAAAGACCGTCATTTGCTTGGTCTTAGTGACGTAAATGCCATAAGGGACCAGCAGGAGACAGTCAAGAAGCTGGGTTCACAGATAAATGAAAAGCTGCTTATGGCCGGTTCATTCATGGTATTGCCGGAAGGCTTAGGTGTTGAGCTTACAGACGCGCAGTACAAGGTTATCCGTGTTAAAGATCCTGCTCAGAAGGCACAGATAGACATACTTAACGCTCAGGTTGATTGCTCTCAGGATCGTGTTTCCCTTGAGGAAAACTACCAGTGGGCTAAGTCAACACTTGGTATAACCGATTCATTCCAGGGTAAATACGATAGTTCAGCTCTTTCGGGAACTGCAAAGCAGTATTCGATCAATCAGGTTGCAGGAAGACTTGAATCAAAGCGTGTAATGAAGAATGCGGCATACGCAAAGCTCTATGAAATGATGTTCAAGTTTGCTTTAGCTTATGCAGACCAGCCCGTACCGGTTATCTCGCAGAACTCAGACGGAAGTATCAACTATGCACACTTTAATAGAAAAGACTTCTTGAAGATAGATGATGCAGGGGAGCCATACTGGAATGACGAGTTTATATTCGAGACCGATCCTACATCAACGCTTATGGTCAACAGAGAGGCTATGTGGAATCAGGCTGATATGAAACTTCAGAGTGGAGCATTCGGACAGCTTGGCGATTTAAGGACCGCATATCTGTACTGGCTTGAGCAGGAGCGTAACGACTATCCTCATGCAGCAGAAATAAAGGGTGTCATTGAGCAGCGTCTTGCAGAGCAGGAACAGCAAGAGCAGATGGCACAACAGCAGATGATGATGCAACAGATGGGAGGTGGCCCCGGTGGTATGCCCGGTATGTAATGTTGAGGCGGTCATAACCGCACAGCATATTGTTTATTCACAAGAGGAAGGCAAGCTGTATAGAGTGCTTAGATACTCTTGTAGGAATAAGAAATGTAAACAATTCAATAAAGAGCTTGACGAAGAAGTTAGGACAGAGCTTCCCTTCACAGTTGAGTAAAAAGAGCGTTTCAGTGGGGATCCCGCAGAAGCGCTTTTTTAATATATAAAACTCAAATCGCAGGAAATCGCGTAAAAATCCAGGAGGAAAGAAATGGACGGAATGGAAAATCTTACAACTACTGAGGAAACCACGGTTGACGTAGATACTACTGAAACAGAGGTTGACACTCAAGGCGTAGAAGATGCGGAACCCGCCGAACCGCAAGAGTCGGAAGATCAGGCACCGGAAACACAGGTTGATGTGAACGCTATCGCAGCGGCAGCCCGAAGGAAGGCTGAGGCTGAAATGAAAGCAAGAGACGCTGAATATGCAAGGCGTTTCGGGAATCTTGTCAACCCAAAGACCGGAGAGCCTATTCGTTCAGAGCGAGACTATCTCGCAGCGCTTGACGCACAAGAGGAATTAAAGGCAAAGGAACAGCTCAAGCAGAGTGGTGTTGATCCCAACTTACTTGACAGTTTCATAGCTAATAACCCCGCAGTACGTCAGGCACAGGCTGTAATGGCACAGGCACAGCAGCAAGCTACTATCAACCAGATAAACGCAGACGTAGCAGAGCTTGGCAGAATTGATCCTTCTATCGTTTCATTGGAGACCGTTCCACCAGACGTTATCCGGTTGAGCATGGAAAGACAGATGAGCCTTGTTGATGCTTACAAGATCGTTAATTTCGGTCAGGTAAATAGCTCACAGCAGGCCGCCATACAGCAGGCCGCAATCAATCAGGCTAAAGGAAAATCACACTTGAACCCCGTAAATGGCGTTGCCGTTCAGGATAACAGTGTTGATATCCCTCAGTCAGAGATTGCGCGCTGGAAAGCATACTTCCCTGAGAAATCAGCGGAAGAACTCAAGAAACTATATAACGAAACTCTCTAAGGAGGAAACTATTATGTTCGGATTATTCAAGATGGATAAGGCAAACACCCCCATCATCAAACAGCTTCCGGCAGCAGCAGCAACCTATGACGTAGGTGAAGTTGCAGTTCTTGCCGCAGGCGTTGTAACAAAGGCAACCGGTACTACTGTACCCACATATCTCGTAGCTGAGAGAGGCACTAAGACTACTGCTGATACCGTATCGGTTATTCCGATTTATCCCGATCAGGAGTATGTAACTACTCTTTCAACCGCCGGTACTCTTACTGTTGGCTCTAAGGTGACTATCGCATCTGACGCTGCACAGGTAACCGCTACCACTACAAGCGGTGTTGCAACTGTTATCGAGGCTACCGGTTCTACTTCCGGAAGCACTGTAATTGTTAAGTTCGACTAAGGAGGATAAGATCATGGCTATTGTAATTTCCAAAAACAGCGGGCTTAATGATGATTTCTGGAAGCCCACAGCCCAGGTTGTAAATGCTGTCCTTAAGGACGCTGATTCTGAGAAAACTGAATATGACAAGCTCGTAGGCGATATCGCTATCGAGAAGAAGTCAAACAAGTACGCTGAGAAGCAGACTTCTGTTACTGCTCTGGCTAACTTTGAGATCGTTCCTGAGGGCGACACTGCACCTCTTGATGATGTTCAGGAAGGTACTCCTAAGCTGATCATCCACAGCCAGTTCATGAAAGAGCTTCATATCACTGCTGAAATGGTAGAGGATGATGCTACTGATACTATCAAGGCTGCTGCTACTAACTTTGTGAACGCTTACAAGAGATCACGTTGCGAACTCGCTACGGCATTTATTTCCGCAGAAGGCGCAACCTTCTCTTACGGATCTAAGACCGGTCTTGATCGTGCTACCGGTGACGGTGTTGGTCTGTTTGCTACCAACCATACCGGAGTTAAGAAGAATGTGCCTGCACAGTCTAACGTATTCACTAACGCTTTCAGCGCTGAAATACTTATCAGACTTGCATCCATTGGTCGTAACTTCCTGAGTGAGTCCGGATATGTAACCGGCTACGCATTCAACAAGATCATCATTCCCGGAAACTGCTGGCAGTTAGAGGAAACAATTAAGAGACTGATTGCATCAGATCAGGTAATTGCTTCCAACAACAACGATATCAACACTCAGAAGGGTAAATGGACTCTCGTTGTAGATCCTCTTTGGCAGGCTGCTGAGGGCTCAGCACCTTATATCCTTATGTCTGACGAAGCCAACAAGGCTTACAACGGTACTGTATTCTATGACAGAATCGGTCTTGACATGAAGAATGAGGTTGATATCCACAGCCGTAACCTGATCTACAATGGCCGCGCAAGAATGTCTATCGGTGCTAACAACTGGAGACATGTAATCCTCGCGGGAGCAAGCGTAGGTACAACTCTTAGCTGAGTATAAGTAAACGGTGGGGCGTGTCCGGGTTGGATGCGCCCTGCTGATTTTCAAGGAGAATACTATGATCCCTAAAAATCTTAAAGTGGGCGATAAGTTCACAGACGGAAATAGAACATATGAGGTAACAAAGGTTGTCCCTCTTGGATATGAGTCACGGCTTGTTGCATCTGCACCGGCTGCCGGATATAGGTCTGAGAGCGCGCAGGAGGCTCCAGAAGCCACTATTAAGGACAGCAAGTTAGATTCTTTCAACACGTACACAAAGACCGAAATAAACCGCTTAAAGAATGACGAGCTTGAAGCATTGTGTGACCAGCTTGGTCTTGAAAAAGACACAGGTATCTTGATGAAGAAGAAGATAATTGACCACCTTGGTCTATGAGGATATAGATATGGCAACACCAACGATCACTTGGGGCGACATAAAACTTAAGACGTTGCAGAAATTGTATGCAACGAATAACGGATCTACAACGATTCCTACTGATAACTCTACAAGAGAGTATATATCCGCCATGCCCGGAGCCGCTAATGAGGCTTTGCAGATGCTTGCCACAGCAGGCAAGTTCATCATCAAGAGCATTGACATAGCACACATTCCGGTCAAGAACCTGGTACAGAATGCGGAGAATATCAAGAGCGTAGAGAGCGGCGTTATCGAGTTCGAGGGTAACGGAGCGAGGTCTTTATACCTTGAATACAAGGGATATATCACATTGACTATGACAGTCGGTGAGATAGAACAGCTACCTATCACGCTTGAATCTCCTACGGGATATACACCTTACAAGCTCTTAATACCGAACACGTCAAGAGAGAATATAAAGATTAAGCTGGAAAGCGATTATCCTTTCTCTACTAAGAACGTGGCTATGTATTCCGCCCTCTATCCGACAGTAGATGAAATACCGGCATACTCTGAGTACATCAGATACGACTTATCGCAAATGCTGGATGATTTCTACATGGTCGATAATTCTCAGGTGATCTATGAAGGTGATGCAGACGTAGCACGTTATACGGCTACTACGGACTACTTTCAGGAAGGCTTCAAGGTGATGCTCATTCACCGAGACAAGCCCGGTAATTACAAGGTTTATTACAAGGCTTATGCTCCCGTGATAACCCTTGATACACCGGATGATGCGGAATTATCCCTTGATCCGGAAGTTGCTGCACTCTTACCCCTCTATATGGCTTCACAGCTATACAAGGATGATGATGTAGGAATTGCAACTATTTACAGAAACGAGTTTGAGGTTGCATTTGAGAGGTTGACCAAAACGGTCAGCGCACCGAGTTCAGAGAGATTCACTTCTGTTAAAGGGTGGATCTAAGGATATAAACAATGGCTGTTTCATTTAATGTGCCGAAGTCTCCGGCAAAAAGCATATTCACAATAGATAACTTTCAGGGCGTGGACTTCACAAACAGCCCAGCGAACATTGATCCATCTAAAAGCCCTAACTCCGTCAACATGATTCGTGATGTTCCCGGTAAAGTGCGTAAATGTATGGGCTATCACACGATAGATACATACCTTGACGATAATGACGAGCCTTTACAGATAAACGGATATCACAGAAAACGCGGTGATGAGTACGGACTTATCCATGCAGGGACCAACATTTACCGCAACAAGGTATTGCTTTACTCAGATGCGAATGACGCAAGAAGTAAATCATGGCAGTTTGAGGATAGGCTTTACATCCTTGACGGAAAGAAGTTTCTTGTCTACTACGAGGAAACTAATGGCGGAACTACCACCTATCACGTAGATGCAGTAGAGAATAATGCTTATACTCCTACGCTTACAATCTCGAAAGATCCCGAAGGTGGCGGAACCGCATACGAGGACTTGAACCTTCTTACTCCTGCTTTTACGGAATTATTCTTAGGCAAGGCAAATGTAAAAGATTATCACATGTCTTTTGATGGACTGGATAACACGCCTCCTGACGTATGGCTTCTTAACTCTAATGGAGACTGGGTTAAACAGACATACGGAACGCACTACACTTGCAATTATTTAACCGGAGTAATCACGTTTGTCACGGCTCCCGGTGTTAGCCCTGTTACCGGAGAAGATAACGTAAAAATAACCGCATACAGAACAGTAGAGGGATATGCGGATAGGATAAACAAATGCACTATCGGTATTCTGTACGGAGTAAACGGAGCGAGTGATAGACTGTTCGCTTCCGGAAACCCTGATTACATCAACTACGATTGGTATTCTGCACAGTACGATCCCACTTATTTTACTGACACAAGCTATTCAATGCTTGGTACAAGTGCCAGTGCGATAGTGGGATATTCAATCATATCCAACTACCTTGCAGCGCATAAAGACGATATGGAGCGTGACCAGAACATCATCCTACGTCAAGGCGACTTGGTAGATAGTGAACCTTCTTTCAGAATAATCAATACCTTGCAGGGTGCAGGAGCGATAGCCCCTCACTCTTTTGCTTATCTTTCAACGGAGCCTTTATTCCTCACGAAGCAGGGTGTATTCGCTGTTACCGCGCAGGATATAACCGGTGAGAAGTACGCACAGAATAGAAGCTACTTCCTTAACGGAAAACTTCTTGATGAAAACAACTTAAGTGAAGCGTTTGGCTTTGTCTACAAGGATATGTACTGGCTATGTATAAACGGAGTGGCCTACATTCTGGATGGCTTACAGCCTATGCAGACTGACCGTTCAATGCCTTATGCAACAAGGCAATATGCAGGCTTTTACAGAACTAATCTTCCGGCGCGTGTAATGTGGGAAAAAGATGATATCTGTTATTTTGGAACAGCGGATGGGCGTATATGTCAATTCTTTACGGATAAGTATTCTCTTACATCCTATGCGGATGATGGCGAACCGATAGAAGCTGTTTGGGAGACACCGGATATAAACGGAAAACTGTTTTATAAGAATAAGACGGTTAGGTTTATCGCGTTGAGACTTGAAGCTGCTATTGCGACTTCTGTAGAAATGTGGATATTGAATCGCGGACTATGGCAGTTAGTAAAAAAGGATAATCAGTCTGGCAGATACTTGTCATTTATGAATATTGTCTTTTCCAAGTTTTCATTCTCCGGAGATAAGACGCAACATACCTTTTTCTCAAAGGCCAGGGTAAAGAAGGTTGATAAATTTAGATTGCGCTTAGTAAACGGAGAATTAAACGAACCGTTTGGCTTATATAATATAGCTTTTGAGTATGTTGAAAACGGCAACTACAAAGGTTAGGAAGGAGGAATAAAATGGCTTTTACAAAAATAACCTCAGCCGATATGTCCGGTAAAGGTGTAGTTGGATTGCCTGATACCCCAGCGCTGGGTACAACAGAAATGCAAAAGAAGCTTGACGAGATAGCGACTGACGTACTTTATCCAAAACATAACGGTTTAGTAGATGAATTGAACGCTACAACTGCGGCTGCATCTTTAGGCGCTGTTAGGACTACTCATGCAAACGGAAATAACGTACAAGCAGTCCTGAACGCATTAGATATATATTTATATAACTACACAAATACGCAGATAAATACATTGTCTGGTAACGTGGATAGTCGGTTAAGTGCGCAAGATTCTAAGATTGATAGTCGGTTAAGTATTCAGGACGCAAAGGTAGATAATGCTGTAAATGTGGCTAACGCAGCAAACGAAACAGCAAACAGCGCAAGCGCGGTAGCTTCACAGGCATACGAAAATTCACAAAACGCGATAGGTATAGCGAATGGTGCAAATACAACCGCCAATGAAGCGTTGAGTGAGGTTTCTGTGGCAATAGTTAATATAACAGACTATGTAAATCAAGCTACGCATCTTATTGATCCAACAACAGGGCAGTACGCAGACATAGGAACAGTAATCAATAATATCTATGAATACATGCGTCCGGCGCCCATAACAGCACAGGGCTATGACGAATTAGGTCTCACGGCACAAGCGTATGACGAATACGGATTGACAGCATATCAATACGATATGTTAGCAGGACAAATCTTATTATAGGAGGATAAAACAAAATGGCTTCAACAAACAAGACACCAAAACTTGAATTGTCGCAGTTTATCAACACTGATACGCCATCCTGGAGACAGGATTATAACGGTGATATGAATAAGATTGATGTGGCTTATGCTGCTGACATCAGCAACGCAGACACCGCCGCAGAAATCACAGATGGTGATTATATCAAAGTTTATGACACATCAGAATCTAAGAACACTAAGACTCTTATCAGCAGTCTTATATCTAAGATCAAGGCAAGCGTGGGCGTATCAGAGCTTAAAGACGTCAATGTGACAACGCCTATTGATAAGCAGGGGCTTGTCTATGATGCCGCCACGGGCAAGTGGGTTAATGGAGATATCCTTGATAACACAGAGTTAATGAGATATATCGACAATGCCATATTGGGGAATATTTTTCCAAATAGAGCAGTATCACAAACAGTTTCAGGAGTTACATTCACAGTAAATGCTGATAAAACGATTACTGCTAATGGAACATACGAATCTCAAACCCCATATTTACTTAGTGATGGATGGGCAAGTACGAATGTTGAATGGATAAAACCTTTTGAGGGTAAAACAGTTTGTATTTCTGGTTCAATTGTTGGTGTATTGTTTACTGTAAAATTCTATGATAAGAACAATGTAATAACGACCATAGAGACTGGTTATGATGGAGATGAAAAAGTAGGGATAATTCCAACGAACATAGTTAAGTATGAGGCATACCTTTTTAATAGTGGTTTGTACACACTTACCGATGCGGTATTCAAACCTATGCTCCGTCTTACCACGGAACTAATGCGCTACACCGATAATGCCGTGTTGGGTGCGAAAAACCTACTTCCTAATAATGCAACAAATCAGACGATAGGCGGTGTTACGTTCACAAAGAACGCAGACGGAACAATTACACTTAATGGAACTGCTACAGAGACAATTGATTTCAATCTAAATGTTCCGAGTATATATTGTAGTTCGGATTATAAGGTTGGAATTGTTGGTGCTGGGTGTACTTTAAGAGTTCATACCACAGATGATGTGTGGTATGGACATGAAGGTGTCGAAGATACTATACCACAAGGCAAAACGATTGACGCGGCACTTGTTTTAGTGGGCGCAATTACCTATAACAACGCAACACTTTACCCTATGATACGTCTTGCCACAGACACAGACGATACTTTCGCTCCGTATGCTATGACGAATAGGGAGTTGACGAAGAACAAGATAAACATAGCAGACCTTAAAACAGTTGTTTCAGCAAGTAGTGATTTTGCTGATTTTAAAACAAGAATAGCATCATTATAAGAAAGAGAGGAATAAACAATGAATCACAAATACTATGTACTTCAATCATCAAATGGCAACGTGACTATCGTTTCAGAGTGGAACGACCTTAATTCCGCAATCGTGGCTTATCACGATAGGTGCAAGGTGTTATGGAACACAAAAGACGTTATCGAGGGTTATGTCGAGATAGTCTATTCTGCGGGGTTAAATGTGGTTAATGATTACAAGGAAACTATCACGCATAGCGTTGAGCCGAACGAAGAATGAATTGGAAAATCATCCTTTTCATTCTCATTCTATGGCTCATTATGACGTTTGTTATGGTGATAACGATATGACGTAATGCGATGTCGGAATAGGTAAACGATAGGTTGTATGTCAACACCGAGACTAGTAGAGTTGACGCTACGGGGTTCTGTTAG